GCAAACTTTTTTACTTATTGATTGGTCAATAAACTAGGGGGGGTTCCCCCTAACCAAGCAGGGGATGCTTGGCAGGGGGTGGGTCGTGCAGGAGTCCAGTGATTAGAACCCAATACACTCCGGTGGTCAACTATGGACAGTCTGGGCAGAACGGCAACATTCGGCCCTCTTCGTCCTCATCTTCATACATCTCAGCGCCACACGCATCGCAGATCTCTGCGTCATACTCGTATGGGTTGTGAAACGAACTGTCTGGTCGATCACACATCAATGCATCTCCTCTGGTGGGCAGGTGCATTCCTCTGACTGCTCAACTAGCCAGTCGCTGTACTCGCTGGCAGCCTCTACGCAGATCAGCGCGGCCTCTGCTGGAGAACTGACCTTGTAGGTAAGCATAACCATGCCAATGATTCTGGCGATCTCCCATGCCCCCTCTAATTCATCGGGCAGGGCTTCGTGAAGCGCCATGCTCACCTTCTCAAACTTCTCTTGATTATCCATACTATTTGCCCTCCACGGCGGTTTCTACGATTTTGATGTAATCCATAAGCTCCTCACTATTCTCAAAGTAAGGTGTGCCGTTGGTGAAGTAATTCACATCACCTGTACCTGCCCAGTACCGCAGGTCATTGAGGTAATTTTCCAAAAGTTCTTGTTCAACCGAAGGTGTGCGTTTGCTGTAAACAAACCAAACCGGAACAAACCACAACGCGATCATTGCGGGGAATGCGATCACGGGCGTTAACCCGAACCCGCTGCCGAATGAATACTCGTATCCCAGCAGCGCCATAAGCGCAGACAAAGCAGCGCATACCACTGCCAGCGTTAACGTAATCTCGAATCTCATATCACTATTCTCCAAAAAATAAGTAATGGGTTGCCAAGCTTTAGAGGTCGCACCTCAGTCGCTCACTCAGGGGTTGGCCTTCCCCCTGAGCGCCCTGCACCAATCGCTACCATCCACCAGTCGTACAGGGTGACCAGTGGGCGCATGGTTTCAATACACCATGTCAATTCTCCAGTTGTGGCGCGGATTGCACCGTAGTGACCACCAAGGTAGGCACTACACTGAAATCAGCGTGAGCAGTTTTTCTCGTCATGCTCAGGACGCATCGTGCAAGTTTTACATCGTGGCTAGGATGGGTCGCGGCTATTGCCGCTGTTGAAAGTTTTGCAGCAACACCGCCACAAACTGTGCTTGGGTCAAGGTGTACGGCAAGGTCTTTTCGTAATCTGCCTTTGCAGCCTCGAAAGACTCGCCAACGTCAGCACCAACGCCAATGTGAGTGAGTGGCTTGCCATGCCCACGGGGTCTACCGCGCCCGCGTGATTTATTTTCTAGCGTCACCACACCCTCTGGGTCGGGCTTGTTTACTTCTTCCATGCCAATTATCTCCCTGAGCCTTCGCTCAAATTCATCGTGCGTCATGTTTAGAAACGCCCTGTTAGTTTTTGATTCGTAAATCACTGCCCCATCTATGAACCAGTGAAGATCGTCGTTTATGTTCACTTCGTACCCCTTAAATGAAAGGGGCCGAAGCCCCTATGTAACCCGTATCACCTCACCGAAGGGTTCGCACCCAGCGAAGAAAGGCTCACGGTCTGTCGTTGCCCAGATCACCGGATAGTCTGGATCACTGAAGTCATGCCAGCCGTCTGGCCCAACGTCACCCCAGCCATCGGTGAAGTAGATCATGGCGCATGGCTCCAAGCCCTCACGCGCAACGTAGTTGAACGGTGGGTTGAACGCCGTGCCGCCGGTCTCAGGAATCCTGAGCGTTAGCTCCTCATGCCGATCAAACTCCTCGACGCCGCAGAGGACATGGTGGCAGTAGATCACCACAGTCTTAATAGGGTTGATCTCATCGATGATGTCCTGCACATGGCCTGCAATAGCGTCTAGCTCGTCTTGGCCCATTGATCCGCTGGTGTCTACCGACACAACAAGCTCGCCGTTAGGCTCACGTTCCTGCGTCGGCAGGATCATGCCCTGCGAGAGCAGTCGGCGCTCTGGTCGAGCAAAGGTGTGCTCAGTCAGGACGTAGTCGGTGAACGCATCTTTAAGATGCTCGAACCAAGGGACAGGGTCACCGGATACGCCACTGATGATCTGGTCAACAGCAGCGCCACGGCCCTCACCTTTGCCCTTGATTTTATCCTGAGCCTTTGCAGCCTCAAATATCTGACTGGTGATCTCACGCTGCACAGAAGCTTTCTGATCAGCAGACATTGCGGTGCCGTCATTGTTGGTGCCTTCCCAGACCTCACCCCAAGGCGCGTCAGGGTCAGCAGGGCCGTCGCCGTCACCAGAGGTGCCAGTGTCGCCAGCATCGCCGGTATCGCCGTCAGAGCCGCCCTCAGAGCCACTGTCGCCCTGATCAGGGGTATCCCCATCGGCAGCGCCATCGCCTGAGTCATCATCGTCAGCGCCACCGTTGCCGGTGCTGGGCTTGTCGGCCTCAGTGCTGCGCTGGCTTTCGAGGATGGTGTACACCTGTTCAGCAGACTTGCCAATGTAGTCGGTGCTGTACAGGCCATCGTGAACCTCGAAGCCCTCCCGCACTAGCGCGTAGTTGATGGCGTAGTCAGCAGCCTCATTCCAAAGCTTGTGATCACGGCTGCCCTTACGCAGGTGATGGAACCCATCAACATGCATAATCTCATGAGCCAGTACGGTCATGATGAACTTGTAGCCGTGGATGTTGTGCTGCTCAGGCACCCACTTCTCGTTGAAGTAGATAGCCTTGCCGTCGGTTGCCATCGTCGAGGTTTTGGTTGTAGGCACCAGCAGTAGCTGATGCAGTCGGAAGCCAAAGTATGGAAACTCGCGCAGCATGCGTCGTCGAGCTTTCAACATAATGTTTAACGCGGACATAATTATTTCTCCGTTAATCCCAAAGGCCGGTGAGGTTATCGACAATCGACTTGGCCTTGTTGGCAACAGCCTGACGCTCAGTTGATGAGTCGCGCAGCCGCTGAGGATCTAGGCCGTTGAGTTGAGACAGGATAGCGTTGCTTGCCTGCGCCAGCTTGGGGTCGCCGGTAATGTTGAGTGAAGGTAGAACCTGAGCAAGCTTCTCGATGTTCTCGACAGTGGTATCTGCAAACTTGCTTGCACGTTTGGCACCAACAGGCTTGCTACCGTGCCGCTCAAGGCCGTCAACCAAAGACTGCAAGGTGTCGATGACACGCTCATGCACAGACTCAGCGGCAGACTCGACGCGCTTGTTGATGTCGGACTCGGCCTGAGCCTTGATCTTGGCGATCTTGTCGGCAGGCAGGTTGACCCTGATATCACCGGAGTCGGGCATGGCGCGTAGTATGTAGCTGAACTGGTAACTGCCAGCGACAAACTCAGCACTGGGTAGCTCTGAGATATCGAAGGAATCACCAAGGTCTTTTTTGGCACGCTTCAAGATGTTGGGCCATTCGGTAATGACCTCGCGCTTTAGCTCCTCAGCGCGGTCTACTTTCTTGTCCCACTCAGCCTCAAATGATTCGATCTGGTCAACAGTGATCAGGCGTACACCATCCTCCCAAGGCATGGTCACAGGGTTGAGTACTGAGTTGCGAAGCTGCCCAGCGATACGGTTGAGCGCCTTGATGGCAGGTGCATCGAGCAGTTTCTTGGTCACGGTGATGACCTTGGGGTTGGCGTTCTTAGTCGCGGCAACCTCAGCAGATATGCTGGTGTCTTTGCGGCTGTTTGAGAATTTCTTGATCGTCGCAGCAATAAGCATTGCGTTGTTCTGGATCTTATCCATAACTATTTACTCCAAAATAAATAAAGGGGGCCGAAGCCCCGTGGGGTTTAGTGGGTTGCTTTGTGGGCAACATACTCAGGTGAAGCCTTGAGGTCTGGGTCACGGCGCGTTGCCAGTATCCAGAACACTTCCAGCAGTTCGTTGTTGATGCGGGACACGACAGTCACGCCATTGCCAAGACTGTCAGCGGTCACCCGCGCAGCCAGCGCAGCGGTCACTGCATACTGAGTGGTGATCTCATTGGGCAGTGGCACGTTGTGCGGGTCAGACAAAAACATGCCAATGTCAGGCAGGTTGCGCATCGTGCGGAGGAACGCGATAAACTCGCCAGCAGCACCAGCGCCGATAGCACCTTCGATAGCGATGTGCTCCAGATCAGCCGCCATGCCATCGTCAAGGATGTCGCTGACAGACTCCCATGTTCGCGGCGTAGCGATAGCAACCTTGTCTTTGGCGGTGCCGCCATTGGGGAACTCATGAATGAGTCCAGCCTGATCACCGGCAGCCTCACCGCGAAACTTCAGGAACGCGATCACCTCTGGGCGAACACCAATGTCTTGAAAGTAATCGGTGGTCTCAGCAGCGGATGGCATAACATCCAAGTGATACTTGAAACGGGTGCTTACAGCAGCATCCATACGCCCAGACACACCAGCGCCGTCATTGGGACGGTTGGATGCGGCAATGACAAACCAGCCAGCAGGCAAGATGTAGTCGCCCAAGCGGAACTCATTAAGCAACTGGTATCCAGCATTTTTGACCGACTGGCATGCAAGCTGTATCTCATCCAAGAACAGAATGCCGAACTCGCCGTCACGCGCCACATTGGGCAGCCATGATGGCGTAGACCATTCGGTAGTCTTTGATGGCCCAGCCGACAGTAGCTGATAGGCAGCGCGTTTCACTTCGTCACTCATGCCAGCCATTTCGTCATTACCCACCGCATCGAGCGCATCGCGCTGGTCACGGATGTAGGGAATGCCGCGAGTATCGACTGCGTCGAACTGTGACAGGCGAACATCTAGCAAGCCGACAGGCTTATCAAAGTGGGCGCTAATCTTGGTGATCAATTGTTTGACGATGGATGATTTGCCAACGCCGTAGGTACCCCAGAGATACACGGGCTTGTGGCGCTTGCCGCCAGATAGTTGACTGATGGCGTGTGCCAGCAGCATTTCTGAGGCCTGCGAAGGGCTGACCTTTGATGCGTTAATGGACATAGGTGTCACTCCAAGTTGTTGTATTGGTTTTCCAAGACCGCGCCTCCTACACGGTTTCGGCTGATTACCAGTCAGCACTCATCAGTTGGAAAGTAGATCGTCAATCCAAGCCTCGAAATCCTCGAAGCGGTCAAAGTTAGGAACGACGCATACCGATACAGCATGCACGTTGCCGGTGTATTCAACCTGCCCATTGGCAGGGTCTAGGAACGACACGCGCCCCCGTTCAAGATCGATACGTTCTTCCATGTTTAAGACCCTCGCATGTCGATGGTTATGAAAGCCTCACGCCCACGGTCAGTCGCGTCAGACAATCTTTGCCAAGCAAAGCTCTGAGCGTCATCAGCACTGCGTGAGTGGGCAATGATCACTGGTCTGCGATCACCAATTTGTTGGGTCACTTGGAACCCGCTGCCGACAGGCATTCTCGAAATGGTAAAGGTTGTTGTCATTACAGACTCCCGATTGATGCAGTGCCCTGCGATTGCAAAGCCCTGCGGATTGATGAAATGAATGCACGCTTTTGCATGATCATTCGGTTGAGGAACAGGCGTCGGCGGTTGAACCGCAGCACGGCCTGACGTTCTGAAGTAGTCATCACACTTTCTCCAATTGATCGAATCAACAATAGCCACTCAGTGAATGGTCATTGGTGAGCCGAAGCTCTGCGGTAGCTGAGGGGGTGAGCCTCAGCCAATAGCCCGAACCGCATGTCGGCGTTTGTACGCCTGTCGGGGAACTTGTGTATCGCTTAACGCCGTGGGTGCGCCGGACTCTTACCGGAGGGGCTGGGCCTCTATGACCCGCAGCGCGTTTCATAACGCACCCCTGTCGCGTAGGCGGTAGGCCTACCAGACTTGATTCACATTTAAGCCTTCTCTCAAGGCACCCCATCTCAGTTGCGAGGGGCTTGGCGGGGATTGGGAAAGCCTCCCCCGTGGGCTTGAGTGGATTTTACACACATATGAAAACAGTACGCAATACCCTGTACTCAATAAATAATTAAGCACACAGATACAACGAGTGGTGCGGGGATTTATTACTAGCCCGTTTGATATTGGCTCGCCACACGGTAAGCAGGGGGATGAATTCGGGATAAGAGGAACGCGCATGCGAATAGCAGGTAACAGTGTGCAATACAAGTATTGACAAGCAAATAAGCAGTAAATAGTTGGTATTCAGTAGAAAGTGCTTTGTAATCAATAACTTACATACGAATTTCCGTCTAAGCGTAGTTCAGGTGGTAGGCAATGCGATGGTATGGGTTGAGGCAAAAGGCGCTTAGAACGCAATTCTGGGCCTCCTATCGGCAAGTTCGATATGTCAAGCTTTTTGTGTGTATAGATTACTGGGTACTGGTGATGGACGGTCAGCATGGCGGCAGTATGATCGGCACCAATACAGGCATTGGAACAGGCAAGCATGGGCAGACCCAAGTCAGGACTCACCAGTAAGCAGCGGCACTTTGCGTTGGCATTGGGCAGTGGTGCAGGCATGAGCTTAAGTGATGCGTACAGGGAGGCGTACCAGTGCGAGAACATGAGCGCGGCAGCCATTAGGACAGAAGCCAGCAGACTCGCAGCCAACCCTGCCATTACCCTATTGCTGGATCAGTTAAGGGCGAAGAATGAACGTGCAGTATCGGCCTCACTGGTCAGTGACAGGGAGAAAGTTTTGGAGCGTCTGCGCAAGTGGATGGATAGTGCCGAGCCTAACGATACCAACAAGCTTAAGGCGGCGCAGCTACTGGGCCAGACTGTGGGTATGTTCAAAGATGTAGTGGAGACAAACGCAGGTGATCGGGACAGCACCAGTGTCGCGGCAGAGATCGAGCGCCGGTTAGCAGCACTCCAAGCCAAGGCCGATGATGAGGCCAAGCCTGACAGTTTGCATTAGCGTAGCCAGTACGCCATAGCCCAACAGTTTGTGTACGCAGTACAGCATATGCTAACGGTTAGCACACCCCCGCCTCTCAGCAAATCTGTCTATCATCCTGCGACCACCCCACCCCCCCCCTATGCCTATACACACCCACCGTCTATATACATA